AACGCGCAATCAAGCGTCAGTTTGATGCGCGTGCCAAGGCAATTAAGGATGATAAGTATCTGACTGACCAGCAGAAGGAAGCAAAGCTGCAAGCATTGCGCGACGAAGAAGACAGTGTGCTCAAAACGCTGGACCGTGGCTACCAGCAGCAGCAGACGCAACGCACGCGGCAGTTTCGTGATGCACAGCAGCAGCAGGAAGATGCGCTTGAAGAGCGCAAGCGTACCGAAGAAGAACAGATCAAGACCCGGATCAATACAGAGAAGAACCTGACCAAGGAGCACGCCGATGGTCAGGTGAAGCTGATCAAGCAATCAAGCAAAGAGCAGATCGAGTCCTTGAAGGAATTGGCCGAAGGTCCGAAAGGTGTGGCAAAGGCTCTAGCAGCGCTTGGATTGAGTGCGGTGGATACCAGCGGCAAGATGAAAAGCACTGATGAGGTGATGCTCGAAGTAGCCGACAAGTTCAAGATGATGCCAGATGGCGCCAAGAAATCAGCGCTTGCTATCCAGCTATTTGGCAAGTCTGGCGCGGACATGATTCCACTGCTTAATGGTGGCCGCAAGGCAGTGGAAAGCCTTGGCATCACCATGACAACCAAGTTTGCCAAAGGCGCTGATGATGCCAATGACAAGCTGGTGGTGCTTCAGACCAAGCTGGTTGAGCTCAGCGTGAAGCTTGGCACTGCATTGATGCCAGTGCTCAACACGATCACTGATCTGGTCATCTCGTTGGCCACTGGTTTCAGCAGCCTGCCGGATTGGATGCAAGGCACCATCGCAGCCGTTGGCGGCCTAGTGATTGCGCTCGGGCCGCTGGTGCAGATCCTTAGTGGTGCAATGGTCGTTATCAAAGGGATTGCAGCGTTGCAGCTTGGGGCCACCATCGCCAGCTGGGCAGCTGCTCTTGGCCCCGCGATGGGCGTCATCAGCGCTGCATTCTCAGGCTTGCTGGCCTTCTTGAGCGGCACCGTGCTGCCAGCGCTGCTGGCCTTCTTCTCTGGCCCTGTCGGCTGGACGGTGCTGGCCGTGGCGGCGGTGGTGGCGATGGCCATTGCATTCCGCAAGCCACTGGGTCAGTTCATTACTTGGCTTGGCAGTGTGTTCAAAAAAGGATGGGATGGCTTTGTGAAGAACATCCTGGAGAAGCCAGTCAAGGCGTATTTCAAGTGGTGGCGCAGCAACTGGGAGTCAGCGGTAAAGTTCGTGACTGGATTGTTTTCAGGTATTGCCAAAGCATTAAAGGCGCCATTGGATGGCATCGTCAGTATTCTCAGGAATACACTGCGGCTGGCCTTCCGAAATCTCGAGAACGCATTCAATGCTTTTGTTCTTCGGTATAACAACCTCGTCGCCAATCTGAAAAAGTCACCATTCGGTGGAATCCTTGGCCTGATTCCTACTATTCCATTGCTGAACTTTCCCAAGTTTGCTCAGGGTGGCATCGTCACACGTCCGACCGTGGCAATGGTGGGTGAAGGCGGAGAGTCTGAATACATCATCCCAGAGTCCAAGATGGACAAAGCGCTTGACCGCTTCATGGTCAAAGCGCAAGGCATCACAGCCGGCACGCGCGACATCAGAATCAACGTGACCACCGGGCCGGTTGTTCAGTTCGGCGGTGAGCAGTACGTCACCCTCAGCGACATGCAGGCCGCCATGCAGGCCACCGCCAGGAGCGTGCTAAGCAGCCTGCGCAATCCAGCAACGCGCATCTCAGTGGGGCTGGCCTAATGGCACGCGCGCAAGCCCAGTACCTTCGGATTTACTCAGCTGCTGGTGTCACCATCAACCGCTGGCAGAGCTACTACAGCAAGGCCGTGCTGCTCAATGGTGATCTCTGGCTCAGCGTTGCATTCACAGCGCAGGGCTTTACAGAAGGCGCCAGCGGCGTTGAATCTGACATCAGCATCACAGCGCCTGCAACCGGCATTGTGGTGGCGGCATTTGAAGCAGCACTTCAGAATGCCTACCTGGTGGATCTGACCACCTACCAGTTCGATGCGCTCAACGGCAACGATGTTCCGCAGACCGGGCAGGAGTTGATCGCGTCATACACCGGTCAGGTGGTGGGCGGCAGCGGCAGCCTGACCAGTCTTGAGATGACCCTGGGCGCACCGGTTGCTGCTGTTGGCGCTCAGGTGCCACCACGCACGCTGACCAGCGCGATCATGGGCACTGGGTTCCGGCCATGACGATTAGCACTCCATCAGCCGCGCCTACCGGTGGCGGCAAAGCGCTTGACATTCCGTTCTTTGCGCAGGACCTGAACCCAGCGCCGGTCATGAGCATTCAGACCGGCATCGTGCCACCACCTGCCACGTCGCCACCGGCGGCGGTGACCAGGCCGCTGGATGTGGCACAGCAAGCTGCCAGCCTGGGTGATGTGGTGCCGATCGTCTTCTGCCGCCAGGTGGCCGGTGTTGGCGGTGTGCTGATCAGCCCCAGCGCCACTGAAGCGCGATTTGTGAACAGCGCCACCAATCAAGTCACAGCGTTCTACTTGCTGGTCTTGGGCGAGGGATTGATGGATTCAATCCCGGTGCGTGATGTGTTCTCCGGCGGTTGCCGCCATGGCAGCCACACTCAAACCTTCAACCGTCGCGCCGGTGATTGGATCCCAGAGAATGCCATTGTGCAGCGCAGTGGCTACACGCTGCCAAACTGCCCGCAGAACTGCGGCAGCATTGGCAGCTACCCAGGCATCTCAACGCTTAGCTTCTCGCGGCAGGTGGCTGATGGCTCAACGCTGTGGGACCGGCAGGTGCATCTGTTCATCCGCGGCGGCATGTATGTGCAGCGGTTGACGGATCAGGCCTTTGGCCCCAGCGATAACTTTGCAGACCTGACCAACTGGCTGCTTGCCAACATCGGCGGATTGAATGCCAACCTGATTGATACAGCAGGCCTGACCACGGTCGCGCGATTCCTCAGCGCCAATGGTTTGAAGTGTGACTGCGTGCTGAAGGAAAGCATCAACTACGAGGAGCTGATCACCAAGTGGGCGCCTTACTTCCTGGTGCGTGCCAGTCGCGTGCAAGGCAAACGCGGCCTGAAGCCGCTGGTGCCAACGCTGGTGGGTGGCTCAATCAACACCACCAGCTCAGTGGCGGTGTATCAGTTTGATGAGGATACGATCCTGCTGGATTCGTTCCGCATCGAATACAGCGACCTGACGCAGCGGCAGCCGTTTGTAGCGCAGGTGATGTGGCGCCAGCAGGCAGAAGATGACATCGGCATCATCCGCACCGTGGAGCTGCGTTACTCCGACACCGCACGCACGAACCTATCAATCGAGACCCATGACCTCAGCGAGTTCTGCACCAGCGGGATGCACGCTGCCAGGTTTGGCGCCTACCTGTTGGCCAGCCGCGTGAACATCACCCACTCAGTCACGTTCAAAGCAAGGCCCCAGGCGCACAACGTCAGCGTGAGCGTTGGCGACCTCGTGCGCGTCAAGCTGCCGCGCGCATCGGTAGGCGTTGGCGAGGCTGTACATGACTTCCTCTATGAGGTGGTCACCATGGGCAAATCACTGGAAGGTGTGGTGAGCTACGAGTGCATCCACCATCCAGTGGATACGCTGGGGAGAAGCATCGTGGCAGTTGCGGTGGCCAATGTTCCCTATACAGCTGGCCTGGTGGATACCGCCAAGACTGGCCCCAGCTGCGACGCTGATGCCGGCCGCGCAACGGATTCAACCATCCCGGCTGAGGTTTACATCCAGGTGATCGACCCACCGGCACCGCTTGATCCTGCTGTTGAGGATGCTGTGGTGCCATCGGATGAGGTGCTGATCGGTAATGTGCCAGTGCAAGGCACAGCAAGCGGCACCGTGACCAATCCAGACGACGGCCTGGATAGCTACGGATGAGCACCTTTCCTGCGCTGGTACCAAGCAGCCGGACGTTCACGCCTGGCAGCTACCCGAACACGGCCTACCAAGGCGTGAACGGCATGGAGAACCGCGTGCGACATTCCAACGTGCTGATCGACTCGACGCTGCAGCTTGAGTTCATCGGCCTGAGCGAGGCGCAGGTGTTGGCGATCCTGCTGCACTACCAGGCGCGCCGCGGGCCATACGGCAACTTTGGATTGCCGGCTGAGGTGATGAGCGGCGTGAGCAGCGTGGCTGATTATTCGTTGCAGGGTTACGCATGGAGCTATGTCGAGCCGCCAACGGTTGAGGATTATCCCTGCGGCAGCCATGGTGTCAGCGTGACGCTGAGCAGCTCTGTGGCACCTACGGCGGACATCCTGCCGTTCACGACGACCATTGCGATTGGCTTGAGTGCTGGTCGTGGTGCAGCTGCCAATGGCACATCGCAAACACTGACGCTGACGCTATCAAGAGCTGGCGCACCTGGCGTGATTGTTGAGGTGCCTGCGCTGGTTGCTGTGTTCAGACTGCGGTTCCCGGTTTCGTAGCCATGGCTGTAACTGTTCACCTATTTAACATCTCCGACGTTGTTCGCTATGGGATTATCCAGAAGGATAAGACTGTTGCTTTTGCAGGCAGAAACCCCTTTTACTTGACCCTTAGAAGCGTTGGCATAGCGTCTACAACTGGTGGCTATGCGTTGTTGCGCGAATGGAACGGCACCTATTCCAGCGCAGGCGCAAACGAGTTGCCTACTGGCAATGGTTACACCAAGGGCGGAAAGGCATTGCAGAATGTGCGAGTTAACTACGCATCAGGCGAATTGACAATGGCGGCCGATGATGTTGGATGGAGCGCAACCGGATCCGGCATCGCCGCACGATCTGCATTGTTGTGCTACGAGCTACCGCAGGCCAGGTCAAACAATGGAGCATCGCTTAATGATCCGTACACCGCATCAATAGCGCTCGCGTTGATTGATTTTGATGCACTGCTGACTGCCAGTAATGGCACAGCCTTTACTGTGCAGTGGCCATCTGCTGGCATTTTCAAATTCACCATGGCATAAAGCAATGGCAGTAACCGTCAACATCTACCAGCAGTCTGCCATTCGGTATCTTGCAACTTATGGCATGGATCAGCAAGACGCAAAAACCTTCTGGTTTAAAAAGCTAGGGACGGTGTTCGCTCTGCTGTGCAGCACTGATGTTGCGCAGTTCGACAGCAGCTACACCGGCCGCGTTGACCAGCTGCTGGGCAGTGGCGTAACAGAACTGCCGACCGCCAACGGCTACACCAAAGGTGGTCAGTACGTGCAAAACCTTTACACCTACTATAACGGCCCTGGCCCGTTTGACTTTCTCCAAGAGTCTAGTTTAATTCGCGGCAGCAAGCTTTTAGAATTGCGGCCTGCGTCTCAAAGATTCCCAGGTTCAGGTGACACAATCAACTGCTTTAGGTGGGTGCCATCAGGCACGCTAAGCGCAAAATCATTGCTGCTTTGTTTGCAGACTCCCTTGGATGCAGCGAGTTCATCGGAGCCAATTTATAGCGCATCGTACCCGCTGGCAATGGTTGATTTTGGCGGCACTGTTACGGGCACGCCTGGATCTGTGCTAGCAGTTCCTTATCCAATCGTGGCTACTGCAATTCGCTGGACAATAGACTGAATCACCAGGAGCGTGCAGCATGGCTTCCTTTGTCTACAACTCGGTGCTGACTGATCTGATCAACGGTGATCTGGATTTTGCGGTTGACAGCTTTAAGCTGTTGCTGGTTGGCGTTGGCTACACGGCCAGCAAGGACGGGCACGACCGGCGCAATGATGTGAGCAGCGAGATCAGCGGCACTGGTTACACCGCTGGCGGCAATGCCACCACCTGCACCATCACCAACGACACCAACAAGAAGATCCTCACCTTCTCGTCGGTGTCGTGGCCATCAGCCACGTTTACAACTGCAGGCGGCGTGATCTACAAAGCGCGCGGCGGTGCCAGCAGCGCCGATGAACTGATCGCCTACCTGGACTTCAGCGGTGAGGTGGTTTCCTCCGGCGGCACCTTCAGCGTCAGCACCAGCGTGATCACGCTGTCGAACTGATGGCCACGTTCTGGGAGGAATGGGACTGGCAGCCGCAGGAGCCATTCCTCTATGGCGCGGTCACCACAGCGTCATACCCAACGCTGACACCAACCGGTCGCAGTTACAGCATGGGTCGCTTTGCTGTCTCGCGTGAGGTTGGCTTTGGTGGCGGGCAGGTGAAGTTCCTGCACAGCAGCCGCGTCAGCAACCTCACCATGGAGCTGAGCTATGAGAACCTGACTCAGGCCGAGATGGCCAGCATCCGCGATCACTACCGCGGGCAGCAGGGTTCATTCGTCAGCTTCCTGCTGCCGGCTGAGATCTGGGCAGGCCAGTCGAGCGTGTCCAACATCGTGCCAGCTGGAATGCGCTGGCGTTACCAGGAGCCACCGGAGGAGGCGCAGAAGCGTGGTGGGTACGTGGACACCACCGTGTCGCTGGTGACGGATGGCACATGGCTGCCGAGCATTGAGCCGCTGCCTGGCTTTGAGCTTGGCGTGAATGTGATCTGGATTGCTGGCGCTGCAACGCAGACCGGCGAGATCGATCTGGTGGTGAATGTGGTGTGGGCAGCTGGGGCGGCTACTGGAACCGCAGCTGATGATGATGGCTTCGCGGCGCCGCTATTCTGGAATGAGGATCAATACACCACCTGGCGGTGATCAATGGCAGCGCCCAATATCAAGAGCGGCAGCTCGGTCACGACGGTCACCGGCAAGACCGTGGGTTATGCCGTGACCACCTCGATGGCTGCAGCGCTGAGCAATGGCGCCAGCAGCGGCAAGGTGCTGAAAATCAACTCGGTGTACTGCGCCAACGTGGACGGCACCGCAGCAGCTGACATCAGCCTGGAGCATTACAACGGCACCACCGGCTTTGCCATCGGCAAGACGATCACTGTGCCAGCCGACGCCACCCAGGTGCTCGTGACCCGCGAGGCGTACATCTACCTGGAGGAAGGCCACAGCCTCCGCGCACAGGCCAGCGCTGCCAGCGATCTGGAGCTGGTCATCAGCTACGAGGACATCAGCTGATGTTGGGCTTCAACGGCGGTTTGATGGGCGTCAGGCGCACGCCGACAGGCAGCGCCGCATCGGGGCTGTGGTTTCAGAATGAGCAGAGCGTGGCACAGCGGGCTGCAATCTGGCCAATTTCTGGAGGTATTGCCGGGCTAAATCCAGTTCTCTGGTATGACTTCGCAGATGAGTCAACTGTCACAACATCAAGCGGACAGATTACGCAGATTACAGACAAAGGAAGCCTTGGCCGTACACTGACAGCCAGTGCTACCGGACCAACCTACGCGACAACAATCAACGGCTACAAGGTGTCAGATTGGGGTACCAGTGTTCATAGCAACTACTTGCGCAATACCGATACAACAGGTTTTACCGTTGAAGAAATCTACTGCGTAGCAGACAGCAGCGAGACCAGCAGCATTACAAACTTAGGATTGCTTGGTAGCTATACGGACGTTGCCAAGACAATCTTCATGAACGGGTCAGGTACAGGCTTTGAGGGGCCACTTGGTGGAAGCTACTACATAGATCGAGTCTTTTTGAATGGTGGCACAACAGATAGATACTCCAATGTGTTTTCAGAAATTGCAAGCCCTTGCATCTTGCGAATGCTTGATACGCGTGGGGCCATCACTGGAACGACCGGAGGATTCCAAATTGGAAGCGATCGCGGAAACCCCAGCCGCGGCTGGCGCGGCCTGATCGCTGAAGTTGTCTGCTTTTCTGCCGTGTTGAGTAGCGGTGATCGGGCAGTAGTACAAAACGTGCTTGCTTCCAAATGGGGCATCACGCTGGTCTGACCATGCTCTTCTCTCACAACGCCACCATCCCAGCACCCCTGCCGCACCGCATCCGCTTTGCGGACGGCAGCACTCGCACGGACGCCGGCACCTTCACGCCTGACGAGCTGGAGCGTGCCGGTTACAGCGGCCCATACGAGCGCCCCGAGTGCAATCCCAAGCTGGAAACGATCGACTGGGACGGCACGCAGTTCCTGGTGCGTCCCTACAGCTTCGATGAGCTGCAAACACAGCACGCCAGGATCCGCGAACGGCGCATTGAGCTGCTGCAGTCTTGCGACTGGACGCAGATTACTGACTACGACCTCGGCGCTGATCGTGACGCCTGGGCCACCTACCGCCAGGCCCTGCGCGATCTGGCCGATGCTGCCAATCCATTCGACATCACCTGGCCGCAGCCGCCTGCACCCTGATGGCTTCCTTCGTCTACAACTCCTGCATCGATGACATGGCGCGCAACGCCATCGATTTCGACACCGACAGCTTCAAAGTGATGCTGGTCACCAGCAGCTACACACCAGACAAAGACACGCACCTCAAGCGTTCCAGCGTCACCAATGAAGTCAGTGGCACGGGCTACACCGCCGGTGGC